GTTGAATTCTGCTTAAGATTTCAATAGCTTGCTCGGCCTTATGGGCTAAAATAGCTACTGAGTAGTTTTCATTGAAAAGAATAGAATGTAAAATAAACGCGCCAATAGTAGTCGTTTTACCAGACTGTCTTGGAAGCTTACATATGGTGTAGCGGTTATTGGCAGCGGTAGAAAGAATGTCGCGTTGAAATTCATAAGGCTCAAAAGGTATCAAGCCTTTATCAACATGAATAATTTTTACATATTTTTCGACGAAGTAAACAACGTCTCTAGAGCACTTAACGTACTCTTTGACCATTTCCTTTGTCCACTCAACCGGTACATAACTTTTCTTTAGATTTCTATTACCAAGATAGGTGTCACTCTGAGCCATTATTCTTTAAAAGTTTCTGCAATTCTGCGGTTGATCCAATAAACAAGTTATTGTGAACGGTGGTGGGTTTAGTCTCGCCCTCTAATTCTTTTCTTCTTTTAGATAGTTCTAAGAGGTCTTTGTTTGCTGCGGCGAGAGAATTTATTAATGTAGATGCAACCTCATAACTTCTAGGGTGCTGGGACATACCTGCTACATCTAAAATGCCATCAAGGGCTTCACCACCCTTTTGAATAATATTAATAAGGTTTCCTCTTGCGTATTCAAAGTCATCTTTCACCTGACTTTCGACCACGTGAGACTCAACTGGCATGGGAGTCAGATCTAAAGTCTGACTAATAGGGTCATTGTTCGTCGACTGAGCCATAGTTTATAATATATCCATAATTAGAATTTGAACTAATTTCATTTCTATCAACTGATGCTTCTGCGTTTGAGGTTGGCTGGCCGTTAGCAGTAAGCCCTGGCCTGATGGTAATTCTTTCTTCAATATCACTTGTCTGGTCTAAGGAGGTATAGAAATTAACATTAGCAAGAGTAATGACTTCAGACTTCCTTACTGGTCCAAACACGTATCCCTTCATTGTAAAATCTAGAGTCCAAACTAGCGCTCTTCTCTCAGTATAATTACCTTCGTAAATATCTTCAGAGGTTACATTAATTAACACTGTAGGAATATCTAATTTAACATCCAATTCTGGAATTAAATTTACTGTAGTTGTCCATTCAGGAGTAAAAAACGGAAGTATTTGCTCTAATATTCTAGTACCATCTTCAGTATTTTTTACTGCTATGTAGAGGGTAAAGTTTAAATCATACGGTACAGGATTGTAAGCATACTTCAATCTTTCTTCATTGCTTGGATCCTGTTTAATAAATCCTTTTTTAACAGTAGATAATTTTCTTGTAGGAGAATAGTTTACAGAAGTCATTTCAAATGACATTCTTGGAAGCACAATAGCTACAGGACGCTTTAAGTTAGGATCCTGCTCCCCCCTTACAATAAGCCTATCTTTAGGAGCATATGTAATTGGTACTTTAATAGTAGAGATTTGATCACCGTCTCTATCCATTCTATTAATATAGATGTCATTAAACAGCGTACCAAATAAAGTAACATATTTTTTAATATGTCCGTGATAAAAGGTATGACCGAACATTAGTAGTTACCCTCACTGAACGGATCATTTTCTGAAAAGTCAATAAATGTATCGGCCTCGGTCTCAAATTCATCATTATCAGAGATAGGATCAGTTATGTTTTGATCAAACGATTCATTAACGAGCTTGTATCCATCTTCGTCAGTAATGTAATAATAATTTTTATCCTCGGTAAGAATAGCAAACGAGGACATGGCAGGTGAGAAGTTAGCCTGTACTGCATCAATCTCCGGCACCCCTGTATCAATTGTCTCACCTGAGTACTCAAACAGTTCGCATACAAGATCGTACGTTTGTAATGCACCAAGCTGGTAAAAAATAGCTTCGTGCTCAACAAACTTAACCTGAAATATTTTTTGATTAAGTGGAAAGTAAATTAAATCACCTTCAAGCGGTCTAATCATTCCTTCAGTAGTTCCTATTTCACTACTAAATGTTCTACGAGAAATTGTAAATGTAATTCTATCTCTTATTTCTAGGTTAAACTTCGATAGAAAGTCTCCTTCTCCTTCGAACCCTTCTATATTTTTAATGTACATCTCGACCATATAATAAGCATTATAAATGGAAGAAGCATCTTCTCCGTATATGTTATCTACGGCATGTAACTTTCTAGGAAGATAAAAGACATCATGTCCGTAAATCTTAATAGACTCAACTACTAAATTTTCAATTAGTAGTTGCTCCTGAGAGGAGTTGAAATTATTAAAGAAGAAACTGGTGGGCATTTTTACCCAATCATGTCCATAGCCGGGAGCGAAATATTATTAACAGCGTCCCGTTCTAAGTTATTAATCTCCTCTATAGCTTCATCATAGATTTGTTGACCGTTAAACTGCACACCTCCTGGTAATTGCATACCAGTAAATTTTTTAAGATTGGTTCCCCATTGGCGTTTAATTAATGCGGTAGCATATCTTACAAGCCACCTATCGCCCCAGGCATCAGTATAAGAATCTGGATTAATTACTTCGTATGCTTCTACTAATAAAAAGTCTCCAGCAGTCATTTTTGCCCAATCCATATCCACATAGAGTTTATTTCTATGTCTTGTGTAGCGTATAGGTTGTTGGCCAACTAAAATTTCTTGAATGAGCGCAAGGTGCTGCATTACCATATAGTATGGCACCATGGACACAGAAGTAAGAGTATAAAGATCGTTTAATGCAATTTGATATCTAATAGAAAACATATCATTAGTGCCAACGGTAGGATCACCAATAGGAAATACTCTTACTGCTCCAATAATATTTTCTGGAAGAATAATAGAACCGTCACCAACTGCAATCGCTACATTGGCGCTAGAACCAGTAGCGGTAGTAATAGTTACAACGGTGGTGTTAGAATAGTTTTTTCCATAAGCGCTGAAATTAAAGGCCGAGATAGTTCCGTTGGAATGAGTTTCAATTCTTGCAGCAGCGCCTGTGCCAATAGAAAAAGAAACAGTATCGTTATTTGAGTATCCGGTCCCGCCATCGTAAATTATGATGTTATTGATGGCGGAATTAGCCTCATTACCGGCTATTTTATATTTAAAATAAATTTTTTCTGAGCCGTCATAATGATAGTCCCAATAAAATCTTAACGCTTCATCTACTCGATCATCAACTTGATCGTCATCAACGTTAATTTCAATTACGGGCTTGCCTAGTGATCTAAGGCAATACTCTTTAAATTCAGCTCTTGAGGTAGCAACAGCCATAAATGTCTCCTTATTTGACTATTTATGGTTTAAAAAACGACAAATTCTAGTTCCAATGTAGGGCATTTAACTATTTAGTTAGGGGCGATTTAATGCGTTTTGTGCTTGTTGTGCCTGATATGCGCTAATGACTTCCGGTGTCCATGCCACATTGCAGATAGCAACGACATTAGCGGGTTGGTTTGTGAGGTCTTGGCCCGGTGTCAGGCTACTTCTGTGGTAGGTCTTGGTCAGTTCCTTACCGTCTTCGATGATGCGGGTTGCCTCACGGTATAGCACGGTTCCGTTTTCGCAAACTGTAATCTGGTCCACAACTGTTTCTTTGGTAATTGCCATTTAATTCTCCTATAAAAGTCCGTCTAGTGAATCCACACTAGATAATTAAACAAAATATGTTGCCGAAAAATAAGTCAATGCGCCGGCAGTAAAATCAACATTAGTAATGTTGGTCATCACGCCAGCCGCAGAAGTTTCAAGCATCTCCATTGAAGTACTAACGTCGATTCGTCCATTTAACTGAACAGCGAAACTAAAATTTTCAAATCTTCCAAAAGTAACCGCTACCCGTCTTGAGGCTGGAGTAAAAGGCAAACCAGCGATGGTTGCATCACCAGAACTTGAACCTTTACTACTTAACTGGAACCACCCACTAATCATTACTGCGTTACCGACTTTTGTGTAATAACCTGCTCTGTCGGTATATGTAATTCCAACACTTGCACCACCAAATTTAACTTCTGGCTCCCAAGTCCCCTCCTCATAGTCATCCAGCGTGTTTGCGTCAGACGATGCGGATTGTGATGCGGGGAAGGTGATGACTGAACCAGAGGTTGTGGGAGTTGAGTTGCCGACTGAGACGCTGTTAACACATTGAAAGCCACCCACCGCTGGGATACGGGCACGTTCTGATAGCAAACCACTACCGTAGGTATAAAATTTAAGACAAGAAGCGCCAGTTGTAGTGCTTTCAATCATGTTTCCAATAGC